AACATATTAGACTTATGGTGGGATGGAGACGATCTATACGGTAAGATTGAAGTATTACCTACCCCTTCGGGTAACATATTAAGAACCTTATTCCAAAACGGAATTAAAGTTGGTATATCTTCTAGAGCCATGGGCTCAGTCTCAGCTATTGATGAAAACCTAGTTCAAGTAGAAGATGACCTAGAATTAATATGTTGGGATTTTGTCTCAACTCCTTCTACCTACGGCTCTTTCATGACACCAGTATTAAAAGAATCTTATACTCCCTCAGAGATCAATCATTTCAACAAGTATAAGAAAGTAGATAGTCTGTTAGGAGATATTATATGTCTACAGACAGGTGTTTGTTGCTTACGATAAAAAAGTTTCGTAAGAATTAACTGTTTCCTTTAAATAGGTATATTTATTAGTACAAATATATGCTACCCTCTATTGTAGCATTACATACCTATAATTCTTATATTGCTTCTAATAAGCAATTCCCAAAAAAAGTAAAAATGCAAAACGATTTAATTAAGCAGGCTATTGCTGACGCTAAAGCATTGCGCCAATCTGCTTACGAACTTGCCAAAGAGCAAATTGCAGAAACTTTCGGTCCTAGAGTTCAAGAAATGATCAAGTTAAAGCTATCTGAAATGGATGATGAATCTTTAGCATTCGAAGCAAAAGACAAGGAAGAAAAGCCTGTCGATGAAGCTAAGCATGACGAAGAGGAAAAAGCCATGGGAGAAGCTAAACATGACAAAAAGGACGCTAAGATGGAAGCTAAGCATGACGAAGATCCCATGAAAGAAGGCGATGATATGGGTGAAGTTGACGAAGTTACTCTTGACGAACTTTTAGCTGAACTTGAAGCTGAAGACGATTCTAAAAAACTTCAGAAAGAAGGCGACGATGACGACGCTGACGATAAAGAAGAAAAAGAAGATGACGAAGCTGGTGAAAGCGAAGAAGGCCCTGTTGAAGGTGGAGAAGAAGTAACCGAGCTAACAGTCGATGAACTTAAAGACATTATCAGAGACGTACTTTCTGACATTCAAATGGGCGGTGCTCCTGCAGATGATGCTGGTGCTCTTGAACCTGAAGCTGGCGCTGGCGAAGAAGCTGGTGGCGAAGGCGAAGTTGATTTAGCAGCTGAAGTACACGATGATTCTGTTGACGAGATTACTCTCGATGAAATTCTTGCCTCTCTAGAAGAAGCTGACAAGGAAGAAGATCCTAAGATGGAAGCTAAACACGGAGAAGAAGAAAAAGCTATGGAAGAAGTTAAGAAAATGAAACACGATTTACAAGAAGCAGTTAAAACAATAAACACACTTCGTACTGAATTGAACGAAGTAAACCTATTGAATGCTAAATTGCTTTATGTAAATAAAATTTTCAAAGCTAAATCCTTAAGCGAAGCACAGAAGTTAAAAGTTATCAATGCTTTTGATCGTGCTGAAAACGTAAAAGAAGCTAAAAAGATTTACGAAACATTACAAGATTCTATCGCTACAACCAATGTAGCTAAAAAATCTATCAAAGAATCAGTAGGATTTGCTTCTAAGCCTGCTGGAATGGTTGCTAAAGCACAACCTATCGTAGAACAAAATGACATCGTTAACCGTTGGCAAGTTCTCGCTGGGATTAAAAAAACCAAGTAATCAAACTTAAAAAAAGAATAACAAATGAGTACTATTAACTCTCTTTTAGAATCCACATCAAACGGCTTTGAGCAGCAGCAATCTGTTGCTAAGAAGCTTGCTGGTAAGTGGGCTAAGTCTGGTCTTCTAGAAGGTCTAGATGGCTATGACAAAACAAACATGGCAGTAATGCTTGAGAATCAGGCTAAAAGACTTGTAGTCGAGTCTGCTTCTAACTTCTCTGGTGGTAACAGCACAAGCGGTGCAACCTTCACAACTGGTGTAGGTGAGCAGTGGGCTGGTATCGCTCTTCCTCTTGTAAGAAAGGTGTTCGGTATGATCGCTGCTAAGGAATTCGTTTCCGTTCAGCCTATGAATCTACCTGCCGGTCTTATCTTCTACTTAAACTTCCAGTATTCAAACAACAAGACTCCTTTCGTTAGCGGTCAGTCACTTTTCGGTACTGATTCTACTAACTTCGGCAACCTTGCTCAAGGTGGTCTTTATGGCGCTGGTCGTTTTGGTTATTCAATTAACCAATTCTCTGCATCTGTAGCTTATAACGCTTCTGGTGTTTCTGTAGCTTCTGCTTCTTTCTCTGATGTGAACTACGATACAGCTTTCTCTTCTTCAATCCAAGGTGGTAGCGATTCAGCTCTTACTCTTGTTAAGAAGATTGCTATCCCTACTTCTTCATTAACTGATTTCGACGTTAATGCAGTAAGAGGCTTTATCATTAACTCTGGTTCAATCGAGTCTGCTGACAACCTACAAGCATTTACAAGACTTAGCGGCGGTAACGTCCTATTCTTCGTTTCTGCTTCTACTGCTGAAGCAACTGCTGCTACCGGTAATTATGTAGTTTACTACACTAAGCAAACCGACTTTAACAAGCGTGGTGACTTCGAAGACACTCCTGCTTCTGCTAACTTCTCTGTACCAAACGCTGCTTCTACATCTGATATCGTAATCCCTGAGATTAAGATTCAAATGGAATCTGAAGGTATCGTTGCTAAGACTCGTAAGTTAAAAGCAGAATGGACTCCGGAATTAGCTCAAGACCTTGAGAAATTCCAGAACATCGATGCTGAAGCTGAACTAACTTCTATGTTAGGTGAGTATATCGCTCTTGAGATCGATCTTGAGATCCTAGATATGCTTATTCAGAATGCATCTGCTGGAACTGAAGTATGGTCTGCTGTAGCTAACAAATTCTGGACTGCAGGCGCTGATGGTACCTTCAGCTACAATATCGTAGCAGCTGGTGCTGGTGGTTTCTACAACACCCAGGGTGAGTGGTTCCAGACACTTGGAACTAAGCTTCAAAAGCTTTCTAACGTAATTCACCAAAGAACTCTACGCGGTGGTGCTAACTTCATGATGGTTTCTCCTGCTATCTCTACAATCCTTGAATCTATTCCTGGATTTGCAGCTGATGTAAACGGTGAGACTGAGTCTATGAAGTATGCATTCGGCGTACAGAAGGTTGGTCAATTAAACAGCCGTTATAAGGTTTATAAGAACCCTTACTTAACTGAGAACTTAATCCTTCTTGGTCTACGTGGTTCTCAATTCCTTGAGACTGGTGCTGTATATGCTCCTTATGTACCGTTGATCATGACACCTCTAGTGTACGATCCTGAGACCTTTACACCAAGAAAAGGTTTAATGACTCGCTACGCTAAGAAAATGGTTCGTCCTGAATTCTACGCTAAGGTGTACGTCACCGACCTTAACACTCTTTAATAGATTGTTAACCAAATATAAAGAGCCGGCTCAAAAAGCCGGCTTTTTTATTGTCACTTTCTAACTATTTATAACAAAGATGTTTTATGACTGAGCAAGGAAACGGTGCTGTAAAGAAGAAAAGAGAGCTTAAAAATCCTATTAGATTTCAAGTTTCTCTTACAGATGAACAAAAACAAGCTAAAGCCGTTATATTAGAAAGTAAAATAACGGTTTTGAAAGGAGCAGCTGGATCAGGTAAATCAATGGTAGCTGCACAAGCCGCTCTTGATGCTCTGTTTAAACGCGATGTTGAGAAAGTTATACTAACTAGACCGGCAGTTACTTCTGGAGAAGAAATAGGATTCCTACCAGGAGATAAAGATGCTAAACTAGCTCCCTATACTGCAGCTATATACGATAATATGTATAGGCTCTACAATAAGGAGAAAATAGATAAAGAGATTTCTGAAGGCAGAATCGAAGTTATACCTTTAGCGTTCATGAGAGGTAGAAACCTTAGTAACTGTTTTGTTGTAGTAGATGAAGGACAGAATATAACTGATAGACAAATGGAATTATTATTAGGAAGAATCTGTTCCGGTAGCAAGATGGTTGTATGTGGAGATACTGCACAAATAGACTTAAAGGATAAAAAAGCATCTGGTTTTAAATTTATCTGCGATAATTTCAACGATGTTCCAGGATTTAAAGTTGTAACTCTAAGAACTAACCATAGAGATCCCATAGTGGAAGATATTTTAAAAATATACAACGATCATAGGAATTAAAAATGGCGAATAAACCAATATACGACGGCACCCCAATTCCGGTAGCAGGAAATACCCCTTTCGGGTTCTATGACAGCGATGCTCAATTTCAAATTGATGCTCCTAAGTTTGCTAACTTTGCTGCAAGAAAGCTCGGGTATCCTATCATGGAAGTGGAGCTGCAAGACATCAACTTTTACGCAGCTCTAGAAGAAGCTGTAACCACTTATGGAAATGAATTATACCTGTTTAAGATTAGAGATAATTACCTCTCTCTAGAAGGGTCACCCAATAGTTCACCGCTGAATAATAACGTAATCTCCCCAAGCATACAAGGTATAATACAATTATCAGATGTGTATGGTGAAGCGGTAGGCGTTGGAGGAAATGTACCTTGGTATACGGGATCTATGATGTTAAGAGGCGGACAGCAAATATACGATATGAATGCTTGGGCACAAGCTTCTGCTTCTCTAGCACTTGGTGATAATATTAAAATACGAAGAATCTTCTACGAAGCTCCTCCTGCTATTGTGCGTTACTTTGATCCATACGCTGGCACCGGTTTTGACTACCAAGGCTTGTTAGATACTTTCGGCTGGGGATCTTACTCAACGGCTGTATCGTATATGATGTTCCCCGTATATTGGGATATTCAAAGAATACAAGCTATTGAAATGTCAGATTATGTGAGAAGATCTACATTTACTTTCGAATTAATAAACAACCAGTTAAAAATATTCCCAGTACCCGGCACTGTAACGGATCCTTACCGAGCAGGTAGACTATGGTTTCAGTATAGTAAAAAATCTGATGAAACAAACCCACTAAGAGGCCCTTATTCTTATATAGATCCTGCTACTGGACAGTTAACACAGCCTAATAACCTTATAACTAACATGGGAAATGTTCCTTATGAGAACCCTGTTTATTCTGAAATTAACGCCCCGGGTAAATACTGGATTTATGAATATGCTGCTGCTATAGCAAAAGAAATACTAGGCTATATCAGAGGAAAGTATAACGCTATTCCTATACCGGGTGATGAAGTTACTCTAAATCAGAGTGATTTACTTACAGATGCTAGAGCAGAAAAAGTAGCTTTAATTGAGAAACTAAGAGGAGATCTTGACGGAACAACACGTCAAGCGCAGTTAGAGAGAAAGCAAGCCGAAGCATCAGCTATGAAGAATACTTTGACAGATATACCAATGTTTATATTTATAGGATAAGATGGCAATATTTGGATCACTTAGAGACATAGATACGTTTAAAATTATCTCAAAAGAGCTAGTTAACGACGTAATCTCCCAGCAGGTAGGATACTACAAAACAGTTCTTCCTGATACTACGCCTAATTTATATGGCGAATCACTAAGTAAGACTTTTATAGGACCTATACTATTTAACTGCATAATTGAGAGAGGAGATTTTACAGCTCCTGTCGATGAATTTGGCCCCGACACTCAAAGAGATGTTGTTTTTAGGTTCTTAAGAGATGATATGATTGAAGCAAACGTTATACCTGAGATTGGCGATGTTGTTATGTACAACGAAATATACTACGAAGTAGATAATGTAAACGAAAATCAGTTAATAATGGGTAAAGACAATGCCTATTCTTATTCTGACGGATTAGAGAATTTTGGTAACGACTACTCTGTTATACTAAAGACACACTATACACGTGGAGACAAATTAGGTATAACAAAACAACGACTGTAATAAATGGCAAAACCTACACCAGTTCAAAGGCGAGATTTTTTAGATAGCTTTGTTAATCCATTTTTAACAGAGATAGGAAATCCTAACGGTATAGGAGGCGTAGATACCACCAACCCCGGACAACCAGAATTTAATCGCGCTTTTGAGATATCAATGAAAGGCGATACCGATAAAATTCCAAAAATCGGTATAAAGGATATAGACGAAGCTATACAGTTTTATTTTGACAATAGATTAAAACTGACAGTTGTTCAAAATAGTACACAGATAAACGTACCTGTGATTTACGGTTCTCCTGAAAGATGGAAGTCTGTTCAAGCCGATGGATTTTATAGAGACGGTAACGGTAAGATACTAGTACCTCTTATTATGTACAAGAGAGATACTATAGAACAAAACAGAGAACTAGGGAATAAACTGGACGGTAACGTTGTCAATAATGTTGTTATGTTGAAGAAAAAATTTAGCAGAAGAAACATATACGATAACTTCTACCTTCTCTCTAATCAAAAGCCGGAAGAAGAGTGGATGTTAGCAATCGTACCTGATTACGTTACTATAACCTATTCCTGCGTTATTTTTACAGACTTTGTTGAACAGATGAATAAGCTTGTAGAAGGAATTAACTTTGCTTCAAACAGCTACTGGGGAGATCCGGAAAGATTTCAATTTAAAACAAGAATAGATAGCTTCTCTACTCAAACTATACTAGAAGAGGGAGCAGATAGAGCTGTAAAAAGCAGCTTTAATATGACATTGAATGGATACCTGATACCAGATACGGTTAATGCAGAAATAGCGAAGATGGCTAATAAGTTCCACAACTTTACCAAAGTTATCTTCAACCCTGAAATAGTTACCGGCAGACCTTAAATATTTATAAGTAATATAGAACATGGCAACTATAAGCAAAACAGGTATTGAACCTGGTAAAATAATCAAATCTGATCATATACTCAGAGTAATAAATGCTCTAGCAGCATCTAGCTCTGCTGACATACTAGTATCAGGTTCAATCTCTGGCTCATACCTTTATGGAGACGGTAGAAATCTAACAAACGTTACTGCTTCTGCTTTTGCTCCAGCACTGGTACAGACCGAACCTTACCACGTTCCCTACTACGACCCAGTAGGGGGATTTTGGGCAAACTCGCCGATACACGTTACAGCTAGTTTAGTTAACGATGTAGAGTTTCTCTACGTATCGATTAACACAACAGGTAGTTACGAACCTGAATCAAGAGCACCAGCTTCTCTAAATGTATTTCAAAATGACGCGGACGCTTATACTATTATGGATGCTTTCGGAGATACGGATAACTATCTTCAAATCGCTGTAAAGAATTTCAGCTCCGGCGGTTTTGCATCCGGTGATATAGTTGTTACAGCTAACAACGGCTCAGAATCGGATATGTACGTCGATCTCGGTATTAATAACTCGG